CAAAGTCCTGCCATATATTACCACTCAACCGTTTACCCATGCCTATTACCGTGTAAACGATAAAAGCCAGCCACACCGGAATAAGAACCCACCAGAAAGACGTGCAGCCAACCCATAGCTGAGAAGAAAGCAACGTCAATGCCGCCGATCCACAATGAATGCGGTTTATCCAAGCGTCTTTGAAATCAGGAGCCAAACCAACACCAATCAAACCGATACAAGCTGCGATCGCCAGCAACCGCATGGTGAAGGTTGTACTCATTTCCCAAATGACCGGGAATAGGAACATAGCCGTCAGTACCATGCTTGCTCCAAAGATCAATTTATGATCAAGAGTATAATACGTCGCACTGATAGAGTAAGGTACACCTTTCGCCTTTATACAAACTGCTGCCGTATAAGCTGCGATAACCAAAAAAGAAATAACTACTAATACCATAATTTTCAAACTTTATTGTTTAACTTCGTCACGGAGATCGTTGGTCCCCCTTATTTTCTTTTTTACAGCCTCCAATCTGTGATAGCCTGGAGGCTGTTTTTATTATTCTTTCGCCACCGAACATTCCATATCTTCATTTGTTTTTAAAGAAAATACCCAACCTGGGGATGGCAATTATCAATAATTTTTTCTGAATATACATTTGCTGTCTTTCTGCTGTGACAGCCCAAAGACAGTGTCACTAATTTATTAATACGGCCTTGCAGGCGGAGTGAAGTTTGATGTCCAACGGGCAATATTACTGATGCGAAACTCGTCAATCATACCGTTCAGAGACAATCCATAATCCCGATATTTTCCGATCATTAAAGAACTATAATACCCTGAAACCATCATCGATGTGAAACCAGACGCATACACTCCATTTACATACACTTTCCAATATCGAGATTGTGACCTGACGATTGCAAGATGAACCCACTGATCCCGTGGCATCGTAAAATAGCATATTGCATCCCCTCGGGTTCCACCATACTGCAATCCAAAGAAAATGCGTCCGTCAGGTTCCTCCATTATATCAAAGCTGTAACTTCCGCCACCATCGCCTTTTGACATTATACCGTTTCTCACACCACTTTTCAATTTAATCCAAAAGTCGACGGTATAGTCTGGATATAGGGATTCGTTTATAGCATTCGTTCCACTCACCTTTACATACCCGTTTCCTGAAAACGAAATGCAATTCTTGAATTTTCCTACTACATAGGACATATTACTACCAACATAAGGCTTGCCTGAGACTTCATCTTTCAATGATCCATCAAAATGTAGCAACAGCAAAGTATTCTTGTCTACTTTCTTCCGTCCCATCATCGATCTTATCATACCAACCTCCTTTCCGCCGAAAGTCGGTCAGATACTTGAGTTAAGAGGTGTTTACCCCCCCCTTATTAACATTTGTAAACAATTATTTCTCATGACTTTATCTCCTATTTTTTAGTCGTTAATATCTTGTTCCATCTTTTTCAACGGCAGATCATTCTTCGTAAGCCCAATAGCGGATCAGGACAGTACCGTCGCCACCTTTAAGGCTTTGTGTTTTATCGTTAATATAGATATTGGAACCGGCTCCGCCCCCATATCCGCCTCCGCCGGCTCCAGATCTCCATTCTGATGTATTATCATAACTGTATAAGCCTGTTCCTTCCGTGTAATCTGACGAACCTGGATAAGAAGTCGATTCACCAACTTTGGAAATGGGAGCGCCACCACCCGCATTCCTTTTTCCGGATGATTCGCCAAAATCTCTGGTGGTATGGCCTTGCCCTTTACCATAATTAGAATCGGAAATATTACCATTTTCTCCGTCGCTTCCTCCAATCCCATTTACTTCTTTACCATTATATAATGACGTTCCTCCTCCACTTCCTCCATTTCCGCCTTTTGTCCAACCATACGCTTTATTTCCACCGTTCGCCCTATAATTAGAATCAATAAATTGAGAATAGCCTCCATCGGCTCCATATACTCCTGCGCCGACAATAATTTGAATCACTTGCCCCGGTGTTACAGATATTGCGTCCCCATCTTTACCTCCTTTTTCATCTGTTATCCATGTACCGGAAGAGGGTTTAACATAGCCTTTTCCACGGTAGGCTTTGGTATATCCACCTCCTCCGCCACCGGACCACCCCATACTGGTGACATGGTAGGACCCCCCACCCGCGCCGACAAGAAACACATCCACCTCCCTACATCCTTTAGGTACGATCCAGGTATAATTCCCGGCAGGATAGAACCTCTTGGTGAACAACTGCAACTTCTTCCGTCCCATCATCGACCGTCTCATCTACGCCCTCCTTTCTTACGATAAGAGGTCGTAACTTCTTTATTTAGAGAGTGTTTTACCCCCCCCCCCGTTTACCTTACTTTTAATAACATAACCTGTTTCATTGCTTTACCTCCTGTACAATTGTGGGCAAGTCTTTCAAGTCGTTCGGATAACCTGTAACGGTCGTCAAAATGCAGAGATAGATCACACCGTATTGTTCATAATATTTGTCTTTCTCGAATGCCATACCCTGCACATATGGAATAGGATCATCAAGCGTGCCTGCGTGCTCAGCTTCAACGATCTTATACAGTGAAGCAGTTTCTATGCCAGGTTTCCAGTCGGCTTGCAGCTTGTGCTTTTGTATCACCTCGAATAAAGTGTCGCTTTCTCCTTCCACTACTCGAAGCCGGAAACCTATTTCAACTTCCTTGCCGAATTCCGCATCTTTCTCACCCCAAATGGGAAATAAGACCTGCATTTCCAACGCTTGATTGGCGGTAAGGGAAACGCTGTTCACCATCAAGCGGGCAAAGGTCACTGCCTGCGCTTCCGGGGATTTAGCTATTGCCTTATCTGCCTTAGTTTGCAAGGCTGCCGTTGTTGTATGGATCGCTTCGGGATAGCCTTCTACTACGATAGCTTCGACCTCCTCGGCTGTTTGGGCGGCATCGATACGGGATAGCAAGCCGTCTGTCACCTTGGCGCACTGCTCCGAATAGTCCGCTATTTCATCAAGAGCAACCATTAAGATATTCGAGGCGTAAAGATGACCGCCTACTTCGACTTTTTCCTGCCGCCCACACTTATCCTTCATTTGCAGGGTGTTTGAGATGTATGCGTCCTGTTCATCAATATAATAATGATGGATGTCTTTGTCGTAAATTTCCTGCCGTTTGGCATCACGGGCACGCCAGAGCAGTTCTTCCGGAGTCGGCTGCGGTTCAGGAGTGGGCTGCATGTGCCAACACTCCAACGGGGTTGCATCCGGATGTTCGTTGTGGTACTGTTCCTGTTCTTCGTTGAGTAATAAGTAAGCACCGTTTTCGTAATCTTTGAGGGTAGTGCCAACTTTGAAAGAAGGCTGGAGAACCGTTTCACGGCTCCAAAAGCCATTTTGTTTGTGTATGTATATCATAATCTTAAACCATTTCCTCCATTATACAATGTTGTTATCTCCTCTGCGGTTAATACTCTATTCCATAAAGCCGCTTGGTCTATCAAACCATCAAAATACCGTCCACTTGTGCTATACGAATCTACCCCAATGTAGATATTGCAACCGTTAGTCAATGCATAATTATAGCTACCCAACTGTCCCATATACGCTCCATCTCTATAAACTTTAGCAACCCTGTTTTCTACTGTTATAGTTGCAAGATGCCAAGCACCGACGGTAGATGGATAATACAATGTCCTTAAATTTTCATAATACAAGGCTTGCGTTCTCTTTCCATTATATGTTTGCAGACCTATACCCAATGTGCCACTGGCTCTGATATATATAATTCCCGCATACTCACATCTTACATTACGTTCATAATACCATGCTGATATTGTATATGTGTTAGATATATTTTTTGTATTTTTGAATAAAATATAAGCTCCATTATTCACTGATAACGCTTGACCTATTTTGCCCACTTCGAAAGAATAACTACCATATCCTTGTGCAGTAGTATTGCCACATTTATCAGATATATCCCCGTCAAACTGGAAATGATACATTAAACCATTCAATAAAGAGCTTTTACCCAACATCAACCTTCGTTTCATAATTAATCCCGTTTTGAATTATACCCTAACTACTATTATCCCGTGTTCTTTCTTCAAAGACACACCCGTCGGTTTCCCGTTCGGTAACGTAACACTTGACTCTTCCGACTGCCAACCGGAGCCATTAGGGATCGGTTGGTCGAAATCCGATCCGGAACTGTTCAAGATCGACAGATAGAACTCCTGCATTTCCGGTACGCTTTCCATGTCGGAAAAATTAATCGCCTGGGGGGTGGACGATGTATAGACAAAACGCAAATTATACGGTGATGACGGAAGAGCCTCCAAAGACTCGACATCGACATACTCCTTCAACCGCAAAGAGTCCGATACCTTCGTTTTCTCTTCATCGCTGTAATTATTGTCGGTATGGACATAATCAGCGTCTTTGACCGTATGGTCGTCGTTCTGTAGCTGGGATAGCTTTGTCGGGATCGAAGTCTGAACGTTCGCTATGCTTTGGTTCAATCCGGCGATGAGCCCCTGTAATGTATCGGTGTCTTCTACGTTGGCAAGGAAAGCGATGATCTCGTTAAATGACTCGATGGCACTCGATGCGTCGCCCGAAACGAGCGTGTTGACCTGCTGTTGCAAGGCTGTCAGCGCGTTCCTGATTTCCGTGTCGTCGTAGCTTTCCCCGTCCTGTCCTTCGGCCACCACACCCGTATCCTCTTCGCCTATTTTCCAATGCTTGGTTTCCGGATCGATCGAAGGAACCGGAGCATCGTTTCCCCGAAGGTTCGGGGTATCAAACTTACCTCCGGCCGTCGTGATCGTCAAAATATAGGTTGTGGCATCATTCGTTTTAACTGTGACCTTCACCTCCTGCATGACGGCCGGCAACTGGGCAAACGTATGAACGCCATCAGCCAGCTTCATGTTGAATTTACCGTTTTCCAAACGTTCAAATAACCAGACTGATGCAGGGTAGACGGTTGCGTTATCGGCCCATTCAGCCGTCGTCAGTTCGATCTGTTGATAAATAAATGCACCTTTCTTACTCATTGCTTAAATATCCTTGTTTTATCGTTCGTACTGATTCATTGTAATAATTGGCTCCTGTCAGATAAACATTACCGGGCAAGGCTATACCACTGCCGGATTCCTGCCACGAGGCTTTTCCCCCGGCAAGATCATAAAGCCGGTAGAATACATATTCGCCATCTTCCGCTACACGCACTTCATCGCCGATACGAAAGTTGATGGTTGTACCGTCGGTATTGACATAGCTCAATGCATTTTCGTCCGGGATAGCCTCCAACGTCGGGATCTCCGGTTTGTTCTTGATGTAGTTCTTATTGACAGGATCGGTAACGTTCCAGTCGGGTTGTAGTCCACTGATGGCTCCTTCGGCGGCTTCGGCTGCACGATTGGCACGGTCGGCGGCAGTGTTGGCATTATCAGTTGCAGCTATGGCATCTTCCTTTGCCGTATTAGCAGCCAAAGCTGCCGTATCCGCCAGTCCTGCCTTTTCATTGGCCAGAGTAGCGGCAGCTTTGGCTGTATTTGCCGCCTTGTCTGCATTTTCTTTTGCCGTGTTTGCGGCTAAAGCTGCATCCGTCGCCGATTTTGTAGCAGTCTCGGCAGAAGCTATGGTATCATCCGCACGCTCTACAGCCGCATTAGCATTTTCGGCGGCAGTTGTAGCCGAGGATGCTGCTTCATTCGCTTTATCCGTTGCGGTATTGGCATTTAATGTTGCCGTGTCAGCCTTTCCTGCGGCATCATTGGCCTTTCCTGCGGCTATATTGGCTTCAACAATTGCTTTATCTGCTTCTTCCTTTGCCATATTGGCTGAAGCTGCTGCGGTATCGGCATTCTCGGCTGCGGTATTGGCTATACCGGCTTTTTCCTCCGCCAATGCAGCGGCAGCAACAGCCAATTTGGTCGCTGCATCAGCATCTCCGGCAGATTGAGTTGCTTGACCAGCTGCGGCATTTGCTAAAGCTGCGGCATCATTTGCAGCCTTGGTTGCCGCCTCTGCGCTCACTTTTGCGGTGTTTACATTCGATATAGCAGTATTAGCTTCCTCCTTAATTTGGGACATCTGTTCACGAACCTCTTTTGCCGCATCCGTTGCCGGCTTCATAAGTTCGGCCTTATCAGTCTCTGTCAGATCAGAAAAATGCAGTTTCAATTGATCCACTTCTGCTGGTGTCAGATCGGAAAACTTCATTTTCAATTCTTCACGGTCGAAAATATCCACGTATGCACTATCCGGCTCACCTTCGTATTTCATTTGAAGCGTACCGTTCAACTTTCGAAAAACCGGCTTCTCTCCTTTCGGCCCACGAATTTTCTCAATTTCCAACAGATTCTGCCAAGCACCATTAGCTCCCTGTTTCCAAAGGATGTATTTATCGTTTATCCCTAAAAACGCACTAAGGCCGGGATCGCCCTGTTTACCTTTCATTGCAGAGGGCAAAGCACGCTTAGGTCTCCCACCCTGAATGATCAGGATCATATCATTATCGGTTATTGTTCCGGCTGCCGGAAGCAAATTAGCCCTGATTATTTCAAATTCTTCTGCCATATCAATTGAAAACTATTATTCTACCTTGCTCGTCTGCCAATAACCCCAAATCCGGATCCTTCAGCACACGGTAACGAACATCACCGCCGGCATCTATCCAACTCACTACGGGAGCAACAACAGAAATAGTGAATCTTGCCCCTATCCGGTTCTCCAGCCAGACTTCCACAGAAAAGGACGGGCAATCCGTATAGTACACCTGAATGATACCATCCAATGTCTTAATATATAATTCCTGATTTCCTACACCGGATATCTGGCTAAAGAATGCCCGATAATTATTCAGAAACTCTTCCACACTGCCGGCCAACATCCAAAGGGACAGTTTTATTTCCCTATGCTGGGTTTTGATTGTCGAAAGGTCTACCGTACGGCCATCGGTGAACGGCGCCTTAACCGCAGGATATTTCAAGATGTCCTCCTGGTTATCGTCCGATCCTATACCGAAGTCTGCAAAGTCTATCCCATTAATCGCATACTGCCCGCGAAGCCCGATACCGCCGGCCGGAGTTGCCGGATAAATGGCATGATTGTCCTCGACAAAAGAAAGTTCAAACACAGATACGTTCTCCCCTGCATTAAATGGCACAGGCTGTTCGTGAGAAGAGCCGGCATTGAATCGTAAGCGGTTGGTCATACCGGCAATAAGATTGAATTCCCGATAGCCCGGTGCGGACAGATCAGCAACAAACTTTCTATACCCAGACCAGAACTGCTCAAGCGTTTCTGCCTTCATGAGGAATTTCAACTTGACGGTCTTAGGTTCGAACTCCACAACCGAGAGATCGGGATCGATTCCGTCGGCTTCCGCCCAGTTGTTATATTTGACTGCCTTACGTTTGGGGTATTTCAGAAGATCATCAAAAGAACCTTCCAATAATTTACATCCCCATTCAGTATATACGTCTTTTCCATCTATTGTCATAATACACGTGCTGTATGGTCTTTATGAGTTATTACCTTACCGCCAGCGTTCTTTACGAACACCACGGCATAGTTACTCGCATGGATCTCGGCTTCCGCCCCGTGCATCAGGATCACGTTGTAGCGGCCGATCGTATCAAAATGAAGGATTGCCTTGGAACCGGCCAGGAATACCTTCACCGGATTCGTCAGTTTCACGTCCGTTTCGATATAGATTCCCATGCTTTCGGCCTTCTTGCCCCGGAACTCCCGTAATTGTTCCATAGACGGGAAATTATTCTTCGTGCAGAACTCCGTTCCCTGCGGCGTCAGCAGAAGGCGCATAAGCTCTTCTTTGTTTTCCGTGCCATGCAACAACCTACAGGCACCTAACCGGTTTGCGATCTCAAAAAACTCTTTGTCCATCATGTTACATTTTTACTTTTACGTTAATAGTACCTTCCAAGGCATCAACCGTGCCTCTGGTGTTCTCCGATATCTTACCGGCAACCTCTTTGATCTCTCTCGTATTCTCGGCGATCCGATCGGTATTCTTTTCCACTTTATCTGATAGTTCGCGGATGGCCTTCACATCTTCCCAACCTCTGGATTGCATATCATAGATCAGCCTCATTTGTTCACGGATCGGTTGCATACAGCCACGGATATCTTCCAGCAGGATACGGACGGCCCCGGTCTGACCGGCCAATAGGTCGATGCTTTCCTGGGAAGCTTTGGCATACGCGCCTTTCAGGGTATTTTCGGATATATCTTCTTCTTTCTCCGGCTCTTCCACCTTATCTTTCATCAGACTATCAGCCCAACCGAACTGCCTGTCAATCTCCTTTTGCAGTTCTTCCGCCATGTTATAGATGTAATCCTGCTCCCAGCCGGAAAGAATATTGTCGGCATAGAACTCCTTCAGTTTGTCACGAATCTTCTCCATCGCACCGGAAGATTCCGTTGCTGCCTTGATGGATTCTGTGACCATCTGGCGCATCATTTTTTTGACGGTATCTTTCGCTGATTCTGCCCGGTCCTCACCGGAAGCCCACGCTTCGGCTTGTGCGTTAGCGAAGTTGTCAATGGCGGATTTCAGGTCTTCACCGAAGATGGCATCTTTGGCCTTCTCCTTGTTTTCTGCTATAACGTCGTTGATTTCCTCGATTTGTTCCTGCCACTCTTTGATACGGCTGTCATCAGTTTTTTTCTTGTCCTGTTCCTCTCTGATCTGTTGCTGGATAAGGATCTTCTGTTGCTCCAGCAGCTTGTTGTTCTGCTCAATCATTTTGGAAGCATCCTTTGAATAGGCCTTCTCGATTGACTTTTCCAACTTACCGTAAGATTTATCCAATGTATCAATTTGATCCTGCAACCGCTGGATACGTTTCTCGTTCTTCTTGTCATGGATTTTGGCGATGGCACCGGCCAAAGATGTAACGACACCAATGGCAGCACCGGCAGACGCACCGAGTGGACCGAACATGGAACCGGCTTTCGCACCGTTCATTGCAGAACTTACAGTGTCCATAGCCACACTGAAACCTTCAGCTATCCCACCGAATACACCACCAAACGAATCTCCGAGCTTCGAAAACGTGTCAGAGAGGAACTGCCCGGTCTGCATAATTTCACTCATGCCCTCTTCTATTTCTGCCAAACCTTTCAGAGGTAAAGACTTTTTTTAGGCCATTTGAAACTTTATTAAAAGAGGTTTCCATTTGGTCGGCTTCACGGCGGACATTGGCTATTTCATCCTTGATGGCCTTCAACTGATCCGGTGATTTGCGAAGCACATCAAACTGTTCTTTGGTAATACCGAATGAATTATCAGATGAATATTCCCCTCTTTCAAGAAAAGACAAGAATTTTTCCGCTTCATCCGCAATGGCACGAATAGAGGTGATATTCTTTTTACTCATATCATCAAACAACCGGGTGATGATGGAGGTGCTCTTTTGGGCTTCATTATCCACGTCCGCCAGATCTTTCTTCATACCTTCTGCAAGGGAAAGCCGTTCACCTTCCGTTGTGGCCTTTGCTATCTTCTCATTATAAAGCTCCGTGATAGCCTGACGCTTTTCCAAATATGAACCACATTCTTTCAGGTATTCGTTCATGGCGCGTTTCTCTTCCTCCAGTTGTTCCTTATTCACATTGGAGGTCGATTGCTCTCGTTTAACGTATGAATTGACCAAAGCGGTATGAATCTCGACCGTCTGTTCTTTGCTCAGTTTGCCGCCTTGCGCGTCTTTCCACTCTTTCTCTTTGGCGAGTATGGCTGCAATCTCATTGTCATAATCGAGGTTTATCTGGGCGATCTTCTTGTCGGAACCTTCTTTCATCAGGTCAATTTCGGATTGCTGGTTTTGACGACGGAGGGATAAAAGTTCGTTATGAATCGTTTTTTGCTGTTTGAGTTGCTTATCCGCCTCTTTCTTTTCTTGTTTTTCGCGCTTGGTCGAATCAGAATATTTGTCTATTTGCGTTTGCGCCTCTTGTATCTGTTTTGTATACTTGCTCCAATCTTCAGAGTTCTTTTTTGATACATCCAAGGCATTACGAGCAGCTTCTGCATCCTGTTTCTGCTTCTCCCAATAGGATTTATTCTGTACAACAGAGATACTATTCCTCGTTAATGAATTGATCTTTCCTGTTGTCTCATCTATCTGCTTATTCAAAGCATCAAGCCTGATACTACTAATGATATCAGGAACACCCACCCACACAGAAGCTATATCCTCTGATTCCGTCAAAGTTTTATCAAGTTCATCCCTTTCCTCGATAAGTTTTCTTTTCACATCCTCATAATGCTTAACCTTCTCTTCAACAGGAGTGTTAGCCTCCCATTGGGCTTCTTTTATTTTATCTATTTCTTCCTTATGGAGTTTTGCAAGATTATTAGCAGTATCAAGTTGCTTATTAAGTCGTTCTATATCATGAATCCATGAATTACCAGATTTATTGTACGGAGAAGATTCTGTCTCTTGTATTTTCTTTTTAAGGTCCTCTATTCTTTTCAGATCAGCCTCATAAGCCTTAACCGCATTGTCTATTTCTCTCTTCTCATTGACAGATGATAACATCTTATTTTGCTGATCCTGAGGCAAATTCTTAAACTCTTCGAGACTCACATTTCCAAGTTCGGGAAACAGTTTTATCAGCTCTTTGTATGCCTTAACCTGCGAATAAACAGATTCAGTCTCACTATTTATTTTTGAAATCAGACTGTCTGTTTTAGAGGTAAGTTCCTGTTTCCTGTGCGCGGCTTCTTCTTGTTCTTTATTAAGTTGCTTTTGGGCTTTCTCGACAGCGGTTGTACTATCATGAAGAACCCACATAGTAGCGGTAAAACTGGCTACGATGGTGGCAAGTAAAACATAAGGATTAGCTTTCATTGCCGCATTTAAAGCCAATTGAGCGACAGTCTGCGCTTTTGTCATAATTGTTTGGATTCCTTTTGCGGCCGCATCTACCCTTGCGGCAACAGCCCAACTACGAGTTAATGTAATACTGGCTATCAAAGCAGTCCGATAAACTCCATAAGTAGCAGCCAACCCAGCCAATACCTTACCTATCGTTTCATAGTTTTCTATCAACGAAGTGGTTGTTTGGATACCCTTAATTATGACACCCTCCGATTTCTGCCCCAATTCATTGAATACTGAATCCATCGCATCTTGCATCATGGATAGCTGACCGTTGATAGTTTTTGAAGCGTTCTCGGACATATTATAAAATTTACCACTTGCCGAAGTAGCATCTATAAACGCCTGTTGTACCATTTCTGCGGAAATAGCCCCCTTAGACATCTCATCTTTGAGCGCAGCAATAGATTTTCCGGTCTTATCTGCCATGATTTGCAACGGATTGAATCCTGCATTAATCATCTGGTTAAGGTCTTGTCCCATCAACTTGCCAGCAGCTGACATCTGAGAGAAAGCCAACGTAAGCGAGTTAAACCTTTGGGTATCTCCCATAGAGACATCGCCAATAGCCTGTAAATAACGTGGTACTTTCTCGACCTCGATATTAAAGCCTAACATCATCTGCGTAGCTTGGGTTACATCAGAAAACTCAAGAGGAGAAATCTTTGCATATTCACGTACTTGCGACATAAGTACATCCGCCTTTTCTTTGCTTCCAAGCAAAGTTTGAATGGCCGTATCTGCGGCTTGAAACTCGCCACGAACACGAACCATGTTTGACAGAAACTCCTTAATGGAATATCCTCCCAATAATTTTTTGCCGACATTAGACATCGCTTGTTCTATCTGCTTTGTCACATCGACATTCTCTATACCCTCCTGTCGATATAAAGTATACTCGTCACGTAGTTTTTTTACCGATAGTCGTGCATTAGCCTGTTCTTGCGTCAATCCAAATAAAGCAGCTTTCTCTCCATCCAAGGCCTTGCGTGCAGCGCTGTATTCTTCCAATTTCTCATTAGCGGACAATGGATTTCTTTTCAATGCAATACGATAGACCTCTCCAAGTCGTTTTACATCAGTCTCTACATCTTTAATAACAGCTTTTTGAGTGATAATTTTTTCTGATAATCCGTTTACAACTTGCGAAGCATCGAATATTTTCTTTTTAAAACCTTGGTTTATTTCATTGCCTGCACGTACTGCGGAAGTGACAAGAGAATCCAATTCTTTCGTATTTTTAGCAAGTTGAACTTCCATTGCCCGGAAAGTAGCCGGAGAAGTATTACTATCCATCCCGGCAATAGTAGATTTTAACTTATCTATCTCTTCCCGTAACTTAATGACTTTTTGATAGTCAGCTTCTATGTGAAACGCTAATTTAGGCATACATCAATGTTTTGGATAAAAGTACATCAGACCAATAAAGTAGTAGAATTTTATGGGAATAGATACATGACAATGAAAAGATTGTCGTGAATATAGAATCATGCTCCTCTTTTTTGTCTCATAAGATCCTTTCCCGACATCTTTTTTACTTCAGTTTTCTCTTTGTCCTCATAGACAGCCCTCGGTTTATCAGCACTCATCAAGAGCAAAAGAAGATAAGGA